TCATCATCATCATCATCATCTGTATCCAAACTCGACTTCCCACGATTTGCAATTGTTTCGTTTGAGAGTTGTTCTGTTGCAATACCAACTAGTGTGTTTATACCATCACGCATTTCTTCGAAGATAGCCATAACGCTTTCCAACGGACCCATTGGTGTTGGCGCCTGGATAGCAGCTGCCGAGCCTATGTTGGCCATGTGCATCTCTTGGATTGGATTAATTACTGCTGGTAAATTTGGTGAACCAAATGGCATTTTTATTCGTCCTTCTTGATTTTACTTGGGTCTATCATCTTCTTTTCCTATTTTGTTCTTCTTGCCTTTTATTTTCTTCTTTTATGTGTTTTATTAACATATCAACATATATTTCCCTTTCCCACGGCATCATAGTTTCAATATCACTCAAAGAATAATTATGATGTTGCATTAACGAAAAGTTTACTTCAAAAAACGCCTCTAGGCTACTATGGGTGAGGCCAATCCGAAAAAATCGTTGAGTCCTTCAAAGGTCACTTTACTTTTAACACCTGTCTTTGGATTTGTGACTTCTTGCGTATGTCTCAATCTAGGCATAGTATCAAAAAATTTTCTAATTTTATCAAAAGTACCTTGTGGCATTTTCTCAAAAAATTCTTTTAATTCTTCTTTAGTAGTATCTACTCCAGGGTACACTTTATCTCCTTCAAAAACTTCGTGTACACAACCTAACATTAAATCAAATACAGTATCGTAATCAGCGTCCTTTAACGTTTTGCTGTTTATCATTGCCATCGTAGGATATTTGAGAACAACACCCAATTGCCTAGTGTCATCAAATACTACTTTGTTTGTATGTCCATCATCTACTTGGACCTCAATCTTTGATATGTCAATTTCAATATCTGTATAAGTTTTCTTATCGTCTGGACATATAACTTGAAATTTTGATATTTCACCAACTGACTTTGCTCTTATTTGTAAGAACATATACTCAATGTCAAATGTAGGCAAATTTAAAATATCTATTTTGTTAAATGTACAAGCACCTAAAACTTGTTTGGTTGCTTCTTGTATTTGTTTTTCTTCACCAGACTCTAGAGCAATCAACATCATTTTTTCTTCTTTTACAAGAAAAGGTCTAAATTTAACTTTTGTTTCTTGCGAAGGTAATGTCAACTCATAAGTTGGTGTTTCTATTATCGGTAATGCCATAATATTATCTCCTTGTTATTATATATTTATTGGTGGTAGTTTGAACGGTGGGAACACTCTACCGCCAGTAATTCTACCTAGTGGTGCTCTACGTCTCAAATTGTTCAATACGTCTCTACCTGCTCGTCTCAATTCTGGTGGAAGTTTACCTAATAAACCTCCAAATAAACCGGACTGTTCTTTTACACTTGGTTTTCCAAATTTAGGTTGACCAAGTTCTATGTTGCCTTGTTTGTCTAAAAAGAAATTAATCCAATACATAAATTTAAATGTAACTGTAAATGTTTGTACTGTATTTGAATCATGTGAATAATCTACTTTACTAATACTTGTTGGTAAACAATCAAACAATTGTACACCATATGTTATTTCGTCTCTCTCTTGTCTAGACGCAAATGATCCTAACTGATATATTCTCATATCTGACACGTAATTTTTATAGTAATTCATATTGAAAGATTTAGTACTGAAAGCGGCACTTTGCCACATTTCAAAATATGATCTTTCTCTCATAAATTTATCTGCATAAAACGTTGCTGTAATCTCTGCTGATTTAAAATCAATTGCAACGTGTCTAGTTGGTGTATTACCATGTCTAACTTCTTTGGTAACTATTTCTCTATCAGGCATTTCAATAGCACTACAAAATGCTTGAACACGTCTACCGTTTGCTATATGTACTGCATTCATATCTTGAGCTGTAAAAAATGAATCATACGTTTCATCTGCCATAGATGAAGATACGGAACCTGCTGAACCATCTGGTCCACCACCTAAAGATTTAGGTAACATAAACTCAACATAAAATCTTGCCTTACGAGCAAAACCTTCTGCCTCATTTACCATAGCCTGCACTCTACCCATTGTAGATTCAGGATTACCACCCATATTTCGTTTTAATCTTTTATCACCTGCCACATTGTCAAGTGATCTATCTCTCGGTATACCAATTCTAATATCGTATCCGCCTATTCTTTTTCCGCCTCTTAATATCGCCATTAATATGGTCTCCCTTTTTTAAATTGTGCGATTGGTAAATATACTGCTAAAGCAGCCTCATTATAATCAACTCTTAAATATTGACTTCTAGTGTGTGCCCACAAATACTTTTTAATAGCATTCTTTGTAAGTGGTAACTTTTTAATTCTGTTATAACTGACATCAAATCTATTTTTAGCACTTATCTCTCCTGCTCCATGTATAGCATATCTTTGTAATTGTGTTAACAAAGTAAATCTTTGGTTTGGTGGTAAATAGTGAAAATTAATACCAGCAAATCCATTCTTTATTGGCTCTAGTGGTAACACTAAAGGAAAAATATCATAATATGGTAATGTCTGTTTATATTTAGGATCGTAAACAAATAAATTAAGCCTACCAACACTAGGTCTACCTATCAATTTACCTTGAGCCATTAATCTTCTTGCTGATATTCTATCGTAAATAGAACCTACAGCTTTCCTATACCATGAGGATGACTTTTGACCACCATCTGCTTTATCAACCAGATTGTCTAAAATGCTTAATGCCATTATGGGTATATTTATACAAAAAAAAGGGCTATTATTGCTAATAGCCCTTTAAAGTATGTCTAACGGAGGGAATAGTTAGTTTACTGATCGTCCTCGGCTAATTTACTAAAGTAAGATAACGTATCGTCATCATCACTAGCCGCTGGAGCAGTAGGTATTTCACTCATACTTTTCACACTACCAGCTGATTTAACGGTTGGCGGGAGCTCATCGTTATCTGCTGTTTTAGTGCTTCTTGTACCTGAAATTACCCTATTCAGTTTCTCTTTGAGTTCATCATAGGACTTAAAATTGTCAGGTGCTAAGAATGGTTTTAGAGGATATTGTGTAGACCAGATTGCTTTAATCTTGTCATCACCGTCAGCTGTTGCCGACACTGCCTCAAATTCAGATTTGTCATAGTTCCAATAACCATCAACTTTTCTGATTTTTAGTTTAAAGTTTGCACCTTTCCAAAAATCAAATGGGTTAATTGGTTTCTCATCTTCAAATGCTGGTTGCATTGCTTCTGTTATCTTATCAAAAATCTTTTTACCAAATTTAAATAAGAACACTTTACCTTCATTCTCTGGATGTTTTGGATCAGATACGCATAGAATATTTGAGAAATAAGAAAGTTTTCTTTTTCTTTTTCTAGCAATATCTTTATCACTATCAACACCAGTATTCCACAATCTTGTGTTTTCTTCGGACACAGGATCCTTTTGGCTTAATGTTGTTAATGAGTTTTCAATATACCAGCCGCCTCTATCTTGGAAGGCATGTGACCAAACTCTCTGCCAAGGTAAATCTTCTCCTTTTATAGCAGGTAAAAATCTGATTACTGCATAACCATTACCAGTTTTATCTAGTTCAGGTTTCCAAAATCTGTCGTCTTGGTATTTGTTTTTGTTTGATTGGTCCTCGGAATTGAGGTTCTTTTCAAGTGCTTTAGTAAGTTTGTCAAAGCCACTTGATGATGATTTTAATGCTTCAAAATCCATATTATTTTCTCCTTTGTATATATTTTCGTATTGTTATATTTGTGTTCCCTATATTATCGGGATCATTATTATTTATAAGTCTTTTAAAGGTATTTACCAGTTTTTTTATCTCTCTTATGTGCTCTACCAGGTTTTAGTAATCTATTCTCACCCTTTGGCCACCTCATTTCAATTTTCAATAAACTTCCATCGGCTTTCAAAATTTGTATATCGTGTCCATTAGGTTCACTATTATCCCAATATCTAACATAATTGTTAATCTTAATAGTTTTAGTTGGCGTCTTTTTACTCATACCATTTATAATACTCATATTAGGTGTAATATAACATATCCTAGTTATATTGTCAATGCTCCTTTAGCCTGTTAATGTTTCCATAGTAGGATAGTCAATATAGAATACGTTTTTAAGACCTTCCCACTCTTTTATTGCTCTATCAATGGCGTCATGTCCAACATCAGCCTTTGGATTGACTTTATAAAACGTCACTCCTGGGTTGTTAATCATTAATGATTTCCATTGAGTAATCCAATTGTCTGTTGGTACTTGTTGTTGTTCTTTTAAACCATAGTATTTGGTATCTTTGTATATATTGTTTATCAAATCATCATTACTAACCAGATCATGGCCAATTAAAAACAGTTCTAAACTAATTTTATGTTCATTATCATCGGCGTCATTATATAAGTCTGTTGCCTTTGGTTGTTTTTCTTTTAGTATTGCAATTGCACCAGCAGTAGGACCAGCAGCGAAACCCCAATCTCTTGGTTTCATTATATCGTCAATAGATTGTTCTTTACTATTCATGGTACACCAACTGACATCAACAGCAGTATGATTTACATTTTTACTTTCTTGTTTCTTATTCTGTTTTAAAATTTTAACTGCACCTGATATATTAGAACCATGCATTACAAACTCTTGGCAATCACCTCTCTCATTTGAGTTAATCAATTTTTGTTCCTTAACAATGGCCATTTCTTCGGCAGTTATTGAGGCGCCTGCATTTATAACAGACTCATATATTGGTGCTGGTAATCTTGTCCAACCTCTTAAATATGTTTCATTGTTTTGGCAATAACCACTATTGTATATTTCATGGCAAATACCTGAATCAACTGCAACTAAAACATCTGGTGTAAAATCTCTATATAAGGCATTACAACCATATGTCCTACCTTTTTCTTTTAAATTAGTTAAATTATAATTTTTTCGGCTTTCACCATTACCTATAATAAATGCACTAGACATAAACTTTTAAAATTCCTATTAATAATACCATCGCTAAACAACTATTTAAAACCATCAATGCACGGTCATGCCATAGAATACCTACCCATAACCAACCCAATGTACCTATTAAACTTACATATAAATCAACATTATGATAAGCAGTACCAGCGGCTCTAAAACAAACTGCCGATAATATTAAAATACAACTAAGCCATTTTATATACCATGAAAAATCATGTAAAGGTGTTACCTTACTTAATACTTTTTCTATTTGTTTTTGTTTAATTTCTTTTTTTTCAATTGTTAAATGTTTCTTTTTCTTTTTAACAATATCTTTCATATCTTTCCATATTCCATCATTTGTCATCTTTTTTATCTTCATTAATCACATACCACACTAGTGTTAGGATTATTATCATTACTACTATACCTGTTAACAATAGTCCAAAACCATCAGCCGCTGTCATTAAATTCCTTTCTTCATTACGTTATAAACTATTTTTTTCCAATTATAATGTTGGTCATCTGTATTAACAACAATTACTTGACCTGTTTCCATGTTCATAACTATTTGTTGACCACCAAAACCATCCATTGCAAATATAATACTATCTTTCATACCCTTAAATGTCATATGAAACTGACCACCGTATTCGTATGTAGCCTGGTGATTGCCTTTATTATAATCTCTTTTAAATCTACTATTTTTGGTAACTCTATTATCGTATATAGTTCTTAAATAATCACCAATACA